TATGGGCTCGTTGGTGAGAAGTCAGAGTTTGGTTACGAGTACACCTACCGAACCCGCAAAGGGCCCAACCGTATATACGGCGGCAAGGTTGTAGAGAACGTGTGTCAGGCTATTGCGCGCTGTATCATAGGGCACCAAATGATACTGGTTGCCAAGAGGTACAAAGTTGTGCTAACTGTGCATGACTCTATTATCACTTGCGTACCCGACGAAGAGTTGGATGAAGCGCAAGAATACGTGGAAGAATGTATGCGCCAGACGCCCGACTGGGCCGAGGGATTACCAATCACCTGTGAGAGTGGCACAGGCAAATCATATGGAGATGCAGGATGACAACGAAAGTATGGCCATGGTCTTACAGTAAGATCAAAGCGTTTGAGCAGTGCCCCAAACAGTTCTATCACGACAAGATTCTCAAGGAGGTTCCTTTTAAGGAGACCGAGGCTACGCTGTACGGCACGGCGTTCCATACCGCAGCAGAAGATTATATGGGAAAGGACGTACCGCTCCCAGGAAAATTCAGCTTTGCGCAAAAGATGCTCGACTCCCTCAAGACCAAGAAGGGCGAGAAGCTGTGCGAACTCAAGCTGGGCATCACTGAAGACCTAGAGCCGTGCGGGTTCTACGATGACAACGTATGGTTCCGCGGCATTGCCGACCTCATCATCTTGGACGGAGACCTTGCATGGGTGATCGACTACAAGACGGGTAAGTCCTCGAAGTATGCAGACAAGGGGCAGCTGGAACTTATGGCGTTGTCCGTGTTCAAACACTACCCACAGGTAAAGACGATACGTGCAGGGCTAGTGTTCGTTGTTAGCAATGACTTGGTAAAAGGCACATACACGGAGTATGATAAGCCGAACCTGTGGGAGAAATGGCTGTCTAAGTACAAGCAGATGGAGACCGCAGCGGAAACGGATATGTGGAACGCTAAACCTAACGGGTTATGCCGTCGGCACTGTCCAATCATTGAGTGTGTACATAACGGAGCAAACTGATGCCATACAAAAACCCTGCAGACCGCAAGAAGCAGACCAACAACCCTGTCGGAAGTAAAGCCTTTGAAGCACGTATGGAGCGCCAACGTGCCCGACGTGCCGTGGACAAGGACGGCGTGGACAAGAACAACAACGGTAAAGCTGATAAGCGCGAAGGCAAAGACGTCAGCCACAAGAAAGCCCTGTCCAAGGGTGGCAGCAACAAAGATGGTTACATAATAGAGAGTTCGAGTAAGAACCGCGCACGTAACTACAAGAAGAAGAAAGTGTGATTTAGGGAATACCCTAGAAGGAGAACAACATGCAGATCATCGACGGTAAGGCGTTGCTTCTGAAGCTACGCAATCCAAAACGTGTCACTGAAGTCATCCCAAAGAGCAAAGTGATGAGCAGCAACGAGGTGCTAGTCAACTGGGGTATCGACGAGGTGCGTAGTTTGCGTAACCTTAACTTGAACGCACCTTCACCAATACAGGATAGGTATTCTTGGACGGGTAAGTACGACCCCTTTGCTCACCAAAAGAAGACAGCCGCGTTCTTCACCATGAACCAAAAGGCTTTCTGTTTTAACGAGCAGGGTACAGGTAAGACCGCCAGTGCAATATGGGCCGCAGACTACCTGATGAAACAGGGTAAGATCAAACGAGTGTTGGTTGTGTGCCCACTGTCAATCATGGACTCGGCGTGGCGGGAAGACCTGTTCACCTTCGCACCGCACCGCAGTGTGGACATCATATACGGCGCACCGCAGAAGCGTAAGAAGCTGATAGCCCAAGGCGCTGACTTCGCCATCATCAACTACGACGGTATAGAAATCGTGTTCGACGAGATCGTGAACGGGGGGTTCGACCTAATCATCGTGGACGAAGCCACACACTACAAGAACGCGCAGTCGAAACGCTGGAAGACCATGAACAAGTTGGTGGGCGACGACACATGGCTGTGGATGATGACAGGTACTCCTGCCGCGCAATCTCCGCTCGATGCTTACGGGTTAGCTAAGTTGGTCAACTCCAGCTCAGTGCCGCGGTTCTTCGGCTCGTTTCGAGATATGGTCATGCGCAAAGTCACGCAGTTTAGGTGGATGGTGAAACCCGAGGCGTCTGACCTTGTGTTTAAGGTGTTACAGCCAGCTATACGATTCACCAAAGAAGAGTGTCTTGACCTACCCGAGATGACTTATGTCAAGCGGCAGGTAGAACTGACACGTCAGCAGCAGGTGTACTACGACAAGCTGAAGAAGAACCACATGATGACCATTGGTGAAGACGAAGTGTCCGCCGTGAACTCTGCAGTTATCGTCAACAAGCTACTACAAATCTCCGCAGGCGCTGTATATACAGACGATGGGGACACGCTCGAGTTTGACATCAAGCACCGATACAAAGTGCTGAAAGAGGTCATCGACGAGAGCAGTCAGAAGGTTCTTGTGTTCGTGCCGTTCAAGCACACCATAGATATACTGGTGGATAAACTCCGTAAGGACGGGGTAACGACAGAGGTTATCCGTGGTGACGTGCCAGTGGCCCGACGGACGGACATATTTAAGCGTTTCCAAACCGTAGACGACCCCAAAGTGCTAGTCATCCAGCCGCAGTCCGCGGCACATGGTGTCACGTTAACAGCAGCCAACACCGTAGTGTGGTGGGGACCGACACCATCTCTGGAAATTTATGCGCAGGCAAATGCACGTGTGCACCGTTCAGGACAAAAGCACCCGTGCACGGTGGTACAGTTGCAAGGTTCACCTGCGGAAAAGCGTGTTTACACACTGTTAGACAACAGAATTAACGTCCACACAAAAATGATCGACTTATACAAAGAACTACTTGACTAACCCACTATACACCACTACAGTGTAACTCTAGCCAGTTAAGGAGAACAAAATGGACGATACATCCAACGTCCCGCCGGACAAGCTCACCAAAGCCTACATCAAGATCAGGGCAGGGAGAGCGGCATTGTCTGCTGACTTTAAGGAAAAAGATGGAGAGTTGGCGCGCCAACAGGAAATCCTGAAACGTGCGCTACTCAACTACTGTGACTCCCACAATGTTGAAAGCGTCCGCACCACCGAGGGTCTGTTTTTCAGGTCTACTAAAACGAAGTATTGGACTGGAGATTGGGACTCTATGTACTCGTTCATTAAAGAACATGACATGCCCGAGTTTCTAGACCGTCGTTTGAACCAGACCAATGTCAAACAGTTCTTGGAGGAAAACCCCGATGTCATGCCAAAAGGTCTGAACATCGACACTGAATACGTAATCTCTGTGAGGAAGAAATAATGACAGAACCTTTTGTCCAGATAGAAGACTTGGCAAAGCACTTCGCGGTGTCAATCTCTACCATCCGTGCGTGGGTACGGCAGGGGCATATCCCCAAGGCCACGTACATCAAGATCGGTAATACCTACCGGTTCAACAAGACCGCAGTCTCAGCCGCTTTGACTAAAGCAATGCAGGATGTAGATGAAGCCCCCGAAGTGGTGGCAGAAGACAACCGTCAGATCGAAATGAACTTCGACACTGACCAAGACGTTTAACACAGGAGAACGACAACATGGCCGAAACATATATCATTGAGAACGTAGAAGCACTCTGGCCCAAAGTGGACCGCACATACGCCTTCGATCAGAACAAGCAGCGTAGTATGCCTTGCGACCCACGTGCGCAGAACGCCGAGTTCTCAATTCAGTTCCGCATGGACAGCGCTACAGCTAAGGCTCTGTTTACAGAGATGAAGACATCGTACGACGCCAACAAAGAACCCAAGTGGGTCGATAAACTGGTCAACCCGTTCGTGAAAGATGACAACGGTACGTATACGCACAAGGCTGTGCTGAAGGGTGCATACAAAGGTGAGGTTACAGGCAAGCCGTTGCAGGTGGATTCGCAGGGTACGCCACTCCCTGATGACTTCCAGTTGACTACAGGTAGCACCGTTAACGTGGCTGTACAGTTGATCCCGTATGACTTCGGGGGAAAGCAAAATGTATCGCTACGCTTGAAAGCAGTGCAAGTTATCAAGTACGTTCCCATGGAGGCTCGCAACCCATTCGGCGCTATCGAAGGTGGTTTTGTTGCAGGTGGTGATGCTAACCCCTTCGCAGGGTCGAAATCCGCACCAGTTAAGAGTAACAATGTGTTGGCCGCCGTATCCGACGACGGGTTCGAAGAAGAGGAAGAAGCGCCGGTAAAGAGAACTGCGACTAAAGCAGCGCCTGCGCCTACCTCTGCAGACGACCTCGACTCTGTCCTTGACGCTTGGGACGACTAAACAGAAACATATCACGGCTGCTTCGGTGGCCGTGATTAACCATATTAGGGTGAGTGGCGCACATGGAAACCAAACGATTTTTAGACCTTATACTAGGGCATGACGGACATTACTGTGTGTTTGCTGCGAAAGACGGTACCCGCAAGCAGAAGTTTTACACCTCTGTTAACGAGGTAATCGACGCAGCAAACGATTTTAATGCTAACGGATACGACGCTTACTTCGCACTAGGTGTGCTCGAGGAAGCAGGTTCTCGCAAGGCGGACAACGTAACCCACCTCAAGTCTTTCTTTCTGGATTTGGACTGCGGACCTAGCAAAGAGTTCCCCGACCAGAAGGCAGCGATCTCTGCGTTACGGGTGTTCTGTAAGCGGCATAAGCTGCCCAAACCTACGCTGGTAAACTCAGGCCGTGGTGTGCACGTGTACTGGATTTTGTCCAAAGCCGTATGCCGCGATGACTGGTGGCCCGTAGCAGAAAGACTGAAGAACTTATGCGCAGCCGACGGGTTCGAAGCTGACCCATCTGTGACGTCTGACGTGGCACGTATTCTCCGCGTACCCAACACGCACAACCACAAGAGCAATCCCCCTGCACCTGTTACGTTCTTTGGGCTAGAGGCACCGCAGGTGGTAGACTTCGATGAGTTCTCTGAGTTGATCGGCAATGATCCTATACCACTCCCACGTAAGTACAGCCCAGCGGGCCCAGTAAGCGCGTTCCGTGATGCCATGCAGCAGAACCATCGGGGTAGCTTTAAGCGGCTACTTACACGTACGCAAAACGGTACGGGTTGTAGTCAGATAAAGCACATAATCCAGAACCAAGAGGCAGTGTCGCACGACCTATGGCGGTCTGGTCTATCTATTGCCAACGTGTGCGAAGATGGGGACAAGGCCGCACACCTGATGTCCCACAAGCACGCGGACTACGACGTGGGCGCTACCATACGCAAGATGCAGGACACTGGGGGACCACACTTCTGTAACACGTTTGAGCTGCATAACCCTGCGGGGTGCGTTGACTGCCCTAACAAGGGTAAAATATCTACCCCTGCAATGCTGACCAAGGAAGTTGCCGAGGCTGCGCCCGAGGATAATATTGTGGAAGCACCTGCTGCGTCTCGTGCGAAGACATACGAAATACCTAAATTCCCTAGCCCGTACTTCCGCGGACAGAACGGTGGGGTGTACATACGCATCAAGGACGAAGACGGTAACCCCGACGAGCAGTGCGTATACCACTACGATTTCTACGTTACACGCAGGCTCCATGACGCCGAGCTGGGTGAGGTTGTAGCCTTTGCACTCCACTTGCCACGAGACGGGGTGCGTGAGTTTACGGTGCCTCTGACCTCGATCACTTCGAAAGAAGAGTTCCGCAAGCATATGGCCGCACAGGGTATAACAGCGCTTGGCGCAGACTTGGATAAGCTAATGAGATACACAACAGCATGGATCAATGAACTACAACAGACTATAACCGCAAGCACCGCGCACCAGCAGTTCGGATGGACGGACGATACTGAGATGCAGGAGTTTGTGCTGGGTGACCGACTGATAACCGCTACAGGCGTGGAGTATAACCCGCCATCGGGTAAGACGATACAGTCGTCCAAGGCGTTTGTTGTTTCAGGTACGCGTGAGCGCAGTCAAGAAATACTCGACTTCTATGACCAAGACGACATGGAGATGCACCAGTTCGTTGTGTGTGGGGGATTTGGCACAATTCTAATGCCGTTCACAGGCCTCTACAGTCTGGGTGTGCACCTGTTTGGTCACACGGGTGGTGGTAAGACAACTGCCATGTTCGCAGCGTCCTCTATCTGGGGCGACCCTGCGGGCACAACTAGCATGAAGAAAGACACTGAGAACGCTCGCTGGAACCGCGCAGAACTCATGCACAATATGCTACTGAACACGGACGAAATGACCAACATGCGTGGTGCTGTGGCGTCCGACTACGCGTACCAGCTGTCTGAAGGTAAGCAGAAAAACCGCATGACAGGCGGGGGCAACCTAGAACGTGTTCGGGGCAAACCTTGGCGTCTACTGGCATTCTCTACAGGTAACGTGAGCCTGTACGCGCAGATGGCCATGGCCAAGGGTGACGTTAAAGCTGAGATGCAGCGACTGCTTGAGCTGCGGGTAGACGACATGCCACGTGTGCACGTGGACCCAACTGTGGGGGCAGCGCAGTTCAAAGACGTACAGCTCAACTACGGACATTTCGCGGAGGGATACGTGCAGTATGTCATCAACAACCGCGCGAGCATTTATCAGAAGTTTGTGAAGATCAAAGAGAACCTTGAGAAACGTGCGGGGCTCAACAGCGTCAACCGATTCTGGGCAGGTGGATGCGCTGCTATTCTTACAGGTGCGTACGTGGCCAAGCACATGGGCATAATCAACTACGACCTAAAGAAGTTATTTGATTGGGTTGTATCCACGCTTATCCGTGTGAAGTCTTTTGTGTCT